CCGCGAGTTTTTCGGACGGCGCGCCTCTGCTGCCGGTGAGCGCGGAATCACACCGCATGTTGTCTCGGCTTCAGGAACAACGCGAACCTGAGATCGCGGCGATATGGCCATCGCTCCACGAGGCTTGTGGCTCGAGCAATTCGTTCGAGGACGAAAGCGAACGACTGCTAAGGACTGCGGTTCAGGCGCTCTGGCGCTTCGTTGAGACCAGAACTGCAGCGGAGGCAATTAAACAGAACGCGGCTGTGCTCAAGGCTGCGAAATCGCTCTCCGACACTCTCGCCGATAATCCGTATTTCGGTGCACTTAAAAGTGGCAGATTATGGGAACTCGCGGAAGCTCTCTCCGACTGGAAATCAGCTCACCGCGGAATTAGCGACGGCCAACCTGGGAAACCGGATATTTCCTATCTCATGCTGCAAGTGGATAAGAAGCCGACGTATGGGCAATTTGTGGGACTGGCGATGCGTGAAGTAGTGACCGGGGATCGCGAGCCCGGTCTTGCAGATGCTTTTCAAAGAGCGGAATTTCTTGAGTACAGTCCTACCGTGCTACAGCTCGTAGAGCAACTCGCTGACATGGCGGAGTTTGTTTTGCGTTCCCCCAAACCAGACACCAGGCCGAGCCGCCCGGGTGCCCGCGTCACGCGATTCCGCGAGCAGATTCTTTGGCACCTTCTGGGCCGTCGTAATTTGGCAACCGTTGTAGACACTGGAATCTTCAAAAGCGGAAGACGGCAGCTAGATAGTCGCTCCAGCATGCGGCGAATCGAAATCATCGCGCACGGAGTTACGTCGGCCGCGTTCGACAAGCCTACGCTCCGCTTGGCAAACGCCTCCATGAATGCGACTCGCGTGCAGAGGCGCAACATTCTGAAAGTTCAAGAAAAAGCTTGAACGTAATTCGGCATTAGTTGCAGAGTTACGTTCAGATCTGGCATCGCCGGACAGCCTCAAATAGTCTCACGGTATCAAGTCCGAATGGGCTTGAATGTTTACTACCGGAGACTCTAATGACAGAGACTGTTCTGCGCCTTCCCGAGGTCATGTCGCGGGTTGGGCTTTCAAAATCATCCCTGTATTCCCTCGTCGCCACAGGCACATTCCCGGCACCGATTCCCCTGGGAGCTAGAGCGCGCGGGTGGCTGGCATCCGAAGTCGCAAGTTTTGTAGATGGCCGGATTAGAGAGCGGCAGGAAGCCCAAGCGCGGCGGTCGGTGACGGAGAAAGGTGCGCCGTGATTACCGTGTCATGTCCCGCAACGTCCAGTAGGCGCGACGCGGCCCGTAGCGCCACGCAACACGAGGCGGATGTCCGTTACCTCCGAGCGCCCGCTGAGAACGGCGTGATCGCCGCTCTATGCCGCTCGCGGACGCGGGGAGACTAACTCATGCCGAGAAAACCAGTTGGCGACCGCTACGTATCGATAAAGTCTCTGGTGTTCGATTCGCCAGCCTTCCGCACGCTTCCAAGTGCCGCGCTGAAGCTGTGGGTTGATCTTCGTACCCAGTTCAGGGGCGGCAATAACGGCAACATCTCCGCTGCGTTGTCCACGCTGCGGCATAGGGGTTGGCGCTCGTCGGACACGTTGAACAACGCCTTGCGGGAACTCCTGACGCGGGGATTGCTGCGACGGACTCGCGAGGGCAAGGCTGGACCATTACGCCTGTGCAGCCTCTTCGCATTCACGGACCACGCCACGAACCCTAACGACAGTCTCGGGATCACCGGTGCTGGACCGTCGATGGAGTTTGCCAAGTGGTCGCCAGGCATGTCCTTCGCGCCAGAATCAAAAGCGAAAAAGATAGCCCGCAACTCGCGCAACGACAAAACTCTGGTACGAAAATCGAATCGACACCAGTTCGATTGTCAGGGCGATACCGATTCGGAAACCGAACAGTGGGAGCGCCGCACCGATACGAAAATCGACTCAGTTATTACCGGCACGAATGGCTCGGAACCCGCGCCAGTATTGCCCTTCGATCCGATTGTGCATTAGGCGTCTCATCACTTCGATAATCGAACACCTTTATATATTAACCAATGGGTACGCACTCTACATACCACCCTATCGGATCGAGCCTCGACCCCACGGACCCGACGGCGCGGCTCGAAGTCTGCCTCGTTGTCCCGTATCGCCCGCTGGAGCCGGCGTTGATCTACGTCACCAAATATTGCGGCCATCAAGTCGGTGAGCGTAGCGTTGGGTTGCACCCATCCGTAGCCAATGACGTTGCAGCGATGTTGCGCGCTGCCGCCGCAATGTACGACACGCAACGACCCCATAAAACCTGATACCAAAGGATCCCAATGCGCCACGAACTTGACGACCAGTCCCTGCAAATCCAAGCCGATCTTACGGAACCCGCTCAGGACAACCCCATGACCAAGGCCGAGATTGCACGCGTCAACAGTCTAATTGATGCGGAACTCAGGTTAGAAAGAATGTACAACGAGGCCAAGATAGCCATGGCCCAGCGATGCTACCAAGGAACCATGACAAAAGCCGAGGCCCAAGCGCTCATAGACGCGCACGGGATCAAGAAGGCGTTCTTCATGGATTCGCAAGATGTTCTTCTGCTCACGGAGAACAATCTGACCTTACTCAAGGCGTACGTCACTCTTGAGCTTATCGCGAAGTACGGCAAGCTATGACCGCCGCCTTGGTGAACCCGTTGAAGGTCGACGTCGATTGGGAGGCCATCGAGGGCATGTACCGGGCAGGGCTTCTATCCGTGCGGGAGATTGCCCGGTCGCACGGGATCAGCCATGTGGCGATCCTGAAGCGGGCCAAGGCTTGTGGATGGGTTCGCGACCTCACCGCGAATGTGCGGCAACAGGTTACCACCGCACTGGTTACCGGCTCGGTTACCAAAGAGGGCCTGGCAACCGAACGCGAGATCGTTGAGGCCGCCGCAGCTCAGGTGATTGCGCTCGTCCGCAGCCACCGGGCCGAGATTGGCCGCAATCGAGCGATGATCAACATGCTCATGGGCCAGCTTGAGATGGCAGTCGAACATCGCGACTTGTTGGAACAGATCATCGACGACGTCGAAGACGGCAGCACTGGTGCCTCGGTAAAGCGAAGGGAAGCGCTGCTCAGGGCGGTGGCGCTACCGGCCAACGCCACTGTGCTCAAAACCCTGACGGACACACTGAAGACCGTTATTGCCCTTGAGCGCGAGGCGTTCAACGTAAGCGCAGCAACGAGCGAAGCGCCAGTGGTGGACTCCGACGAGGTGAGATTCGACAGGCTGTTGGCTAAGATCAGGGCGCGACCCAAGGTTATCGATGTCACTCCCAACTGAAGTACGCCATTACGTGCAGTCCGCCTCGTTCGAGGAGATAGAGGGGCGCTGGGAAGAGGTGCTGCGGGAGGCAGGCCCGAAAGGGCAGGACGAGGCTCAGGCGCTCCTTGGCCGTGCCGATAGGTTCTATCTCCTGACCGTGCTGCTCAACCGCGTGGACGCCAAGCGTCCGTGGCTCTACGAACGCTGCCGCGAGGTTGAGGCGAGTACGGATGGTCACCTGGACCTCTGGGCGCGCGAGCACTACAAATCCACAATCATCACGTTCGCCGGGTCGATCCAGGAGATATTAAAAGACCCCGAGATCACCATCGGAATCTTCAGCCATACCAGGCCGGACGCCGCAAAGTTCTTGGCGCAAATCAAAGGCGAGCTGGAGACAAACGAAGAACTGCAGCGACTGTTCCCCGACATACTCTACGAGGCGCCACACAAAGAGTCGTCACTTTGGAGCGTGGAGAAGGGGATCATCGTCAAGCGCAAGACCAACCCGCGCGAGGCCACAGTCGAGGCGCATGGCGTCGTCGAAACGCAGCCGGTTGGATCGCATTTCAGGCTGATGATTTACGATGACTTGGTCACACCGGCATCGGTGTCAACACCGGACCAGGTCAAGAAAACGACCGTAATGCACGCCCTTGCCGATAACCTTGGTGCCCGAGGTCCCGACGGGCTGAAGCGCAAATGGCACATTGGGACGCGATATAGCTTTGCGGATACCTATCAAGCCTTGATGGACCGCAAGTCGCTGACGCCGCGCATCTACCCCGCAACCAACGACGGAACACGCGACGGCAATCCTGTGTTGCTGACGCCCGCAGCATGGGAGGTAACCAAGCGTGACCAGCCGACCAACGTCCTGGCCGCGCAGATGCTCCAAAACCCAGCGGCCGGCAACGAGGCGATGTTCAAGAAGGAGTGGCTCAGGTTCGCGGAGATCCGACCGGCAACCATGACCGTGGCGATCATGTGCGACCCAGCGTCAAGCCACAAGAAGGGTTCGGACGATACTGTCATTCACGTCTGGGGCATGGACACCGCGCGCAACCGTTTTCTTCTTGATGGTTATCACCACAAGATGGGGCTGACCGAGCGCTGGACCCGTATCCGCGACCTGCGGAAGAAGTGGAGCGATACGCCCGGCATCCAGCTGATTAAGGTCGGTTACGAGCGCTACGGCTCAACCAGCGACCTTGAATACTTCACGGAGCGGATGGAGATCGAACAGAACTTCTTCGAGATCGTCGAGCTGGCGTGGCCGCTCGGCGGATCGGGATCGAAGTACGACCGCATTCAGCGTCTGGAACCTGATTTCCGGCAGGGCAAGATCCACCTGGCCGCTCTCGTTCAGACTGAGACCCAGAACCAGCAGGCGATCCGCGAGCAGGGCCAAGCCTTTCGTATCTATGCGCCAACCAGGCGCATGGACCACGAAGGACACGCTTACAGTCTGAACAAGAAATTGCTCGACGAGTACATGGTCTATCCTTATTCAGCTCACGACGACGGGCTGGACACCGCATCCCGGTGGAACGACATGAACATGCGTCCCCCGGAAATCATTGACGAACGGCGCTTGGAACCGGAATGTTTTGTCGACGGGGTGTGAAGCGCCAAGCGCTGTTCTTCGGGTCGGTATCGAGTTCGTCCGTGTCCGCCAAGCGGGCGTCGATGCTGCAGAGAGAGCCGCAGGAGTAGATAGTATGAACGATGATCC